TACTTAGTAGTGTCATCTTCACGCAGTAACTGCGGTCAGAGCGATACTCTAGGTCTGTGCGACTGATATTCAGTCTGGGGCACGCACAAAATCTGCGCCACAAAGACGCCAATTTTGTGACATGGCCTGTAATCAGGTCAGTTCTATCCACCAGGATAGATTATTATTTATTATTGTGGATCGTTTTATTGCGATCACACTATTATTTCTTATTTATATTAACGTCGATCATATTTGTTTTGTTTTTGTTCCAGGTTCTCCGGGTTTAGTTGATCGATTTATCGTTTTATCATAACGTTCACTCTCTACGGCGACATGAGAGTGGAGGTGAGGCGTTCTCCATCATTTTGGTCAATGACATCAAACTCGGCGCCGGGCAGCGCAGCGACCAGAACGTTCACTATAACCTTGTTCGCACAAGTCTCTGGGCTCTGGAGTGGCGTCAACACGCGCGCGGATATCTGGCCCATTGACCACATGAAAGGCGTGGGAGTCGTCGCATAATTTACGTTATGCCGACCCATGCGAATCTTCCTATAAGCTGAGACATACGGCACGTCGACTGTAAACACGCGATCACCCATCGCAAAATCATACACAACGTAATAGTGGGCGGCAGCTGCTTGATTGTCAGGAATGTCCACAGAAAACCTGTTGTAGCTCACACAAATCATCATTTTCCCGCTCATCGGCTTTGCTGCAACAACGTAAAATGTATATCTCAGACCGACGCGCCCAAACACAAAGCGACTTGCTATGTGCTCGAGCAGCGTCGGTTGGAATACAACGTTCGCCGCTCCTTCTTCGTAATTTGCATTCAGAGTGCGTGGGGTAGGCGTCAAATCCCCAACCCACAAAACGTAACTACTCGCTTCACCAGCGCGCCACTCGAACGAATCGTGAAATGTCGGACGCTCGCACAACTTCTGTATATCTGTGTTGCTAAAACTATCCGTTGCGTCGTCTGGGCCAGGCAAATGGGCGCGACCTGGCCCGAGGTCCAACGATGGGAGGGCGCTCGTACCAACCCCGTGAGTAAATACGGGAAATTGCCCCCTGACCACATTCAAAGGGTCGCCACCGTAGTTTGGCTTGTCGAAAAGCGACCCGGCAACTCCAGTCACCTTATCCGCAATATCGACCCCTTTCTTCACTGCTCCAATGACATTCTTCCCAGCTGCAAGCATGCTTTGCGCAGGGCCCTGCAGCTCAAAATCATCTTTTGCCTCATCAAACCCAATGTGGTTACAATTAGGAACTGAGGAGGGATAGCCGATCAAGGGTGGGATCACCTCAGGTCTGCGCAAAACCTGAGCCCGAGACCCCGGGAGCCTTGGTTTAAAATGTTTCTTTGCAAAAACACCGAGGCTGTCATAAATCTGTAGCTTTGGATCTGGCATGCTAAATGTTATGACATACTCAGCGAACAACTGGTCGCCAGTAGCACTCGCACCGGTTTCAAGTGCGTTCACCACTTCAAGCACTATGTATCCGGCCGAATTCCGTGCATCTGTACTCTCAGCAGTGTCATACGCGTCTACGAGCATGCTCATCGGAATCTCTAACAGTGTTGTCGAGTTCCCTCCAAACGGGATCAACACATGTCGACCAGCTGTAATAGAAGGTAAGCGTTGTCTCAACTCAGAAACCTCAGCATTCGTTGAAGCACCCAAGTGGTAAAGTACTGCCAAACCCTGTTGGAAAGGGTTTGAGTTTACAACCACCTCAATGTTTATCTGGCCCGATAAAAACACGAATGATGAGACGGCCAGCTGGGCCACCGACGAGGTTATTGCAGACCAAGGGAGCTGAATCATCTCTTTGATAATGCCGGCCGACTCAGACACGCTAAAACGGCCGGTTGCTACAATGTTCCTCCTCTTCAAGGCGTCAGTGTATGTCATCGCATCATTGGCGCCTATCAACCCAGGCGACCTCTCACTAACTGCATGGTTTTCTACCGACGAGATCACCGATTCACTGGCAGAAAACGCAGCACCCAAAGAATCGTTCATCTGCAACTCAAAGCCTGACGACTTGAGCTTACCCTTCGCCAAAGGGGGGTTTATCAACGTGTGTGTCGGGACATAACACAACTCGTGCAACGTCAGATCGTCAGAGAACCCAAAGTACGCATTTTTCCCATTGCCAGCTGTTATTATGAAACGGCCAGACGAATGGTAAAAGTCGTCAGCTAGGGCAAGAGTGCTTGGTACAATGTTGGCTCGCATCGTTGAAATCCATGGCAAATGCGCCCCGAGGTGGTTCACGCCAGTTGCCATCTTCACCATGGGCCCTTCAGCTCTAGCCCGGTACAGAGCGGCTGTACCTACTGCATACTCATTAGTATCATAATATGACCCCATTAGTGATCCAAGAGCATCTGGGTTCTCTACCAACACTTCAACACCCGAGGTGTAATAACGGAACATCTGACCGAACCAACTGTGCAAAGCGGACCTGATCATTATCGAGCCACCCGTCAAAATCTGCTGATTATTCACAACAACGAGCGTCTTCCGTTTCATTATATTTGTGACGTTAGTATTATAACCACGGTCATTTACTACCATCACGTTCACGGGGTTCGGCACGATGTCAGAATTCGGAATGGAGGGATCGGACATCGTTGGAGGCACACCAACGGGATTCTCCTCTGCTTGGATTCCCATTGGGTCAGACATCTCCAAACGGAACCCCGCCAATGTTGACGTCACTGCTCGTGTTACAACTCTGTTCGCCTTGCTCACCGGAACGTAAGCAGCTTTCCACCTATCACGCGGCGTCTCATACTCAATGTTCAGCCGCTGCCAAGGCAGCTCTGAGGCTACGTCGCTTAAGTAGTAATTTCCACAGGTGACCCACCCGAGATCATCTTCATCCTCCATCCTCATCGTTCCAGCCACGAAGTCCGCCTCCACATCGGAAAACGTGAGTAAATTAGGCGAGACAATCCCAGCCTTCGCCAGGGCATCTACATACTTCGCTCGCCACTTGTAGAAGAAAGCACGCCCACCACCATGCAGACGCCTCAACGTCATATTTACATTTGTGACTATGGCCATAAATGGATCTTGACTCTTCCGAACGTACAGCAAGCTCTTATTGAACCCAGGCTTAGGTTTGGCAGAGTACCGCTCTATGCCAAAATCCCGCTCATAGGTTGTGCACTTCAACATCTCACCGGTCAAGATGGGCACTAAATCCGGCGCCACATCAGACTTGTCAGCTGGCGTATACTCCACGTTCATCCTCTTCATTGCGCGCTGGACCGCATTAAAGTTGAACACCCGCTCTAATTCCGGGGAGACAGACACAAAATTGTCATCCCCGTAAATTTTCATTCGAGTGTTCGCGTTCAATGCGGCCACGCTTCGCAACCGCGGATGGGCTAGCGTTGCGTCAAAGTAACAGTGGCCCAACAATATCAGGCACAGGAAACAATTCCAAATTGTGGTTCCAACAGCTCCTGCTTGCCCCCCTTTCTCCACATCATATAGGTCTGAGCCAATCAAGACGCGCGCTGATACTATGCTCGAGAAGAGGAACTTGCGAATCAACGCGTGAGCTGGATCATAATCTGGTCCCGCTTCGTAGAATGCCTCAACGCCCGCTAGAATCAATTCGGCCACCTGATCGTCCATGTACGCGTTCATGCCTTTAAAATCGCCATCAAAAGCCCAATCGCCCACCTCTCTCATGTTGCGGATCATTTCCCCCCAGTGACGGCTACCTATGTTCATGCCAACAATGAACTTACTGGTTGGCCTATACTCCTGATGAGCACCAATGAACGCACCAAAATACTTGCGACATACCATCGAGTGCACCAGATGTGGCCCAGAAACGACCCTGGGTTGCCCCTGCTTCGAGGCTTTCCGCAACTCATCTTTCGTACTCAATACGAACGGCAGCTTCTCCGCCCGCCCCTCCAAGAGCTGCGTGTCGTACCTCTCAAAGGCGACAAGCAGCCTAGCGTCGAAGACAACTCTTTCCCCAGCGTCGTTATACCCAAGGTAAGGCCGTTTTCCTAGCACACCTTTCTGCGTGCTCAGCGGAAAACCCGAGCTTGTGGACATGTTCATTGGGCTTGAGCCGGGATACCCCTCAGCGAAGTTCAAAATCTCATTTAGACCGAAAATGCGACCAGTTTTGCCCGTCGACATTGCTTGGTCAATCACCAAGTCTTTCAATAACTCGTGGTGCTGTGAATCCAAGTTCAGGTCTGTCAGCTGCTCTGGACCCAATATATTCCACAGCAACTGCGTTTTACTAGGCTCCCCGCGAACACCAGTCATTGCTGGAGAATATGGCTCCGCCAACAGGAAATCTGCACCAGATTCCAACAATGGACTTGGGCGCAAGTTAGTCGCTCTAGCCGGCGGCGCCGGTATCAATGTGCGGGCAACAGAAACATAGCCCGGACGGCTCTGGGCGATTGGCGCCACTTGTTTGCTGTCTACGACATCGTCCGTTACCATCGAATGAACGGCCTGAGTCTCAAACCCGTCAATTGGCAATGAAATCGGGAGTGCAATGCCTACGCCGTTATCGCCACCAACGTGCATCGCGTGAACCCGAAGATGCGGTTTCAGCGACACGTAGAGCGCGCCACACGCACCCTTGCGGCTTATCGCCGTTTCAAGGCGTGCTGGCGTGTAATAAACGAACCCATGAAACTCGTACTCTTTGGGCGAAAAGAAGACGTTTGGGGGCTGAATTGGCGTGCAAAAGATATCTGCAGCAGGCTCCAGCTTCACCCAATCCGACGAATCACTAGCTGTCGAACCACAAAACCGCTTGTGTATGCTCGTCAATGGTTTTAGGAGTTTGGGCAGACTCAACGTACACACGTCGATCTCGCGACCGCTCGCGTCAGTGAATACCTTCAAATCTGCATCTCCTAACATGAACGAGAGGCTCATATCTCCGCCATCACCGTCGCTCATCGCCACAGCAATCGTGCTGCTCGGGTCGATGCGCTCAATCATCAACCCCCTCACCGTCAAATAGTGGTATGGCATTAAAAGCTTACTCCCGATCACCCACGCATTCATGTCGGTTCGGACATCATTAGGAGTGTGCACACTCACAATGGCGCCGCAACGTGCCATATCGTCCAGGGCGCGAACGGTCGGTTCCGCCACGGCGATCACATCTGTTGGCGCGCCCTGCGTTGAGAATGCTCCCGTTGCGGCAGCGTGAGCGCTCGCTACCATCTCTCTCACGTGATGTGCTGATGCTTTATAACCCCGCCTTAATTTCGCTAGGCGGGTCCGCTCATACGCACGGCCCTGGAGGTCGAGCGGATCCTCCTCTGGTTCTCCAGCCCAGCCATTTAGCAGCTTACTCGCAAGCATCACAACTCCAACGATACCCAGTAGGGCAGCCCCAATCGTTAAAAATAGTGCCAGGTTTTTCCCAGTGCAAAGGCCCAACATTCGCTTTGCCGTCTTATCACAGTGCAGTTTTGGATGCTTTATGATAGCTGGCTGTGGGTTCTCCACCCTGCGTAGTGTTAGTTTGCCGTACAATGCGGCAAACACGCTGCGCAGATCATCGTGATCGTAATCATCAGTTGGCAAGCGGGGCTCCTTTCCTAAACAACGCATCGTAGCATGATGCTGATATGCTCGAAGGTAGGCCGACTCCTTCGCTTTGGTCGCTTTCTTGGACACCTCAACCCACTTGGCTTTTCCAGCCCAGGTAACACGCTGGAAAAAATCACCAGTGGCATTTGGACATCGCTTACACCCAAGCATCGCGTCCTTAAACTTCTTGCGGATCCTCCGAAAGACGCCAGGCTTTGCGTCATCAATCAATTCGCCACCCACCTCAAGAATGCAGGCATCGTTAAGGACTTCAGCATCCACCGCCGCGACATTGGTGGACCCGTCTGATCGCAATGCTTTAGCGCACTCGCCCTCCGCAAGAGCGCGATCAAACGAACCACGGTCGATGCAACAATCGAGCTCCTCTTTGTACTCTTCGTCGTCATCCTGGTCAGATGAACAAGGAGACGCCCCACGCTTCGGCTCAGCCGACGACTCATTGCCTTCGGTTTCAAACCCAGCGTATAAACTTGCCAACACGGACGCATCAACTGGCACATCTTCCTTTTCCGCGTAATGCGCGTCGGCATCAGCAACGTTCATCTCGAACGCCGCTTTCTTCAACGAGAGGGCGGCCCTAACCTCTGCAACAACCTCTTGCAAGGTTAGATCTGCCCTCTCAATGCATTTTTGCTTGCCATCAGGGAGGTATCGCACGCGCTCGTACCTCAAATGCACCGACCAGTCGCGCTCATCACGCGACATCGTAAGCGCCTTCTGCTCGTCGAAACGCCCCTCGGCATTCACGTACTGCGGCAATATCGAAACCCTATAATGCATAAACCGACGCAAGGTCGCATCAGGACACGCTCCTTTCCTTGCAATCGCCGACAAATCAGAATTGCCGGTTGCTAACACTAACTCGGATGTGAACAGCATTCCTTTGTCATGTGCTTCTGGCATCGAAACCGCCGTTGGCAAATTCGAAATGTTCCGACACAGCTCCGACGCTATGTCGAGGTTATCGTTGGGCGTGGTCGTAATTTCGTCATACAGCACGACCTTTTGACCACTGTAACCACCCCAGAATAGCTCCGCAACGCTACGCGAATACAATGTTATATTGGGATGGCCCGGGTAACATTCCCTCACCAGCGTCATCAGGCCGTGCGACTTGCCCAAGCCCGCCGCGCCAAAGAAGAATACCCCCACTGGCTCGACGCGCACGCTATTGCCCAGCCTGCGTTTCGCGGACAAATAATGCGGTTTCAGAACGTCCAACACAACTTTTATCTTCGCAGCCTCAGGAGACCGCGGGTCAAGCGCGGATATCTCTCTCACGCGGCCATATAAAAGGCCATCGTAAACCCCCACGAATTGTTTGAGCACGTCAATGTCATCCAAAAGCTCAGGGTGGCCATGCACCAAGCCCATAAAATTGCACGCCCAGACTAGCAAATGACCATACTGAGTTGACAAATCGAGCTCCGTCGGTGATAAGCCAACTTTCGCAATCACACGCTGCACACACTCTGGTAGGATGCTCATAAACACCTGAATACCACCAATTCCGGCATTAATGCTCTTGCTTAACTTGCTCATCTCTGTGGTTGCTATCCCGAACCGTTTCAAGAAGCTTGACCCCTTCAGTGATGGTGCGTCCCCATCAAATGTTAGCAAGGTAATTATGCCGGCTAACAATGCGGCTCGACCGTTAGTCTCATTCAACGGAGCCTCAAGATTAAACCCACCACCTGTTGAGATTTGATTCACATATGGTGGGTGTTTACCCTGAGACGCGGCTGCCACCTCGCCCCCGATGATTACAGCCGCTGTCGTTGCCATCACAGCACAGCCAGACGGGCTGGAAAAATAAGATGCTGGATCAAAATGACCAGCGCACGCTTGCCCAATCACGTGGGCAACTAGTGCTAGTGAGTTGATCAACAAAAAGTCATTCAAAAAGACTTTAAAGTGCGACCAAAACACGGGGCTCAAGAGGGACACGAGCATCAAAGCTAACGCCCCAGCAATCACCGAATGGGTCCGCGTCCACTCCTCAAGACTGAGCTGGTTCTTCACACCAGCCACCAACCTCTCAAAGGTTTCCTTGAACCACTGCTTGGCCCGCTCAAACGTCTCAGCAATCTTGCCAACTAATTTGACGCCTTTATAGGCCGATGCCACACCAGTGACATTCTTCATCATCTGCGTTTCGAAGGACTCAGCTGGCTCAACTGGCTTGTTGGCCAGCATCCACTCCAAGACCGCTTGGGCAAGGATGGGGTTCGCACTAGTTAGCTCGACGGGAACGCTGACCTTGCCATAGGCAGTGTTCAATATCTCGCTATCATCAGGTGGTTCTAAGTCCAGCATCTCGTCTGCTGCACTCTTGACAATGGCAATCATCTCAGGAGGGCAGCGACAACTAGGCTCGGAGCACTGAAGCTCGAAAACGCCCACCTGGCTCTCTAGCGGGGATGTACCATCTTCGTAAAGCGGTACAACTGGGGAATAAATTTTGGGGGAAACGAGAATCGTTCGCCCGACAGGGTTATACAGCCCTTTACTATCAGCTAACGCGTCGGCGAGTTGCGCGTGCATTGGCGACAAATAGCTGATTTCTCGCGACTCGCGTGGGAAATAACTCCCACGAGGTGCTCCGGACATCGATGTCCGGTCAATCGCGCTCGGATTGGAATTGGTCTTGTCATTAAAAACTGTTGATTGTAACATTGTAGGGAACATTAAACTTAGCAACTTTTTGGTTTTTATTGAGTGGCCTATGTTAGTGTCCATCACTAAAACAAAAATAGTCCAATAGATGAGTCAATTGTTGGGTTGGACCTCGGGAAAACGCTCCATTGCATGACAAGTAACAATGGTGCGCGATTACACAGTGATGTATGGCGGGAAGTGACCACACATATGTGCAAATAGGAACACATGGGCCGCAGGAGGTAAACCTCGCACCGCGGACTTTATGTAACATTGGGAAACAGCCCCGCTCTCGCGGTAATAACCCAATCCGGATATGTTGGTCCGGTGACCTGTATCCTTTTTCAACTCATGACTTCAAATTACTACTATAATTGCATTCGGTAACTCTTCTAACTATGTATCCACGTGCTGCTCTCCATGCAGCACACATAAAATATGTAAAATCTCCTTCGGCAGTAAGCTGTGCCGTGTCGCTATTATATATGTGCTCTCCTAGCACTAGGCGTATGTATGATCTACAACTCTTGCACGCAGCGTGCAGAGTTGCAGATTAATGTTAAGTCAATGCTCGTCCATAAACCACTTGAAATGGGAGCAATACACGTCTGTGATTTTGCCAATTAACGTGGACTCTGAAATCCCTCGCAGCGAGGGAGTGGTTTAAAGTATAGGGCGGCCTGCCCTCACTGGATCTGGCAAATCCAATGTTAAAAATTACG